TCTCGGTGATGTACCGCTGGCATGGCTTGAGCTACTCCTCGCTGGTGTCGGAGGTCTCACGCATTGTCGGCCCTGGCAACAAGGCCTGCCTGTTTTACGATGCGACGGGCGTTGGCGATGCAGTCGGTGAGCAGCTGTCATCGGCTCGGCTGTGGTGTGAGGCGTTCATCTTCAGCTCGGCCAGCAAGCAGGGGTTGATGGAGGGGCTTGCACTGGCGCTGCAACAGGGTAGAACGAGCGTGCTCGACGGCCCGCACCGCGCCGAGCTCGAGGCGTTCGAGTATGATGTAAAGCAGGGCCGAGTAGTGTATGGCGCACCAAGCGGTGTGCACGACGACACGGTCTGTGCTCACGCTCTGGCGTGGTACGGTGCCGAGCGTATGGGAGTAACAGCGCAAACGAGGCGGGCCTACATGGGCAGCGCGTCGACAACACCAAGCAGAGGCACGACATGGTAAAGCCGGTACTGGCCAACGGAGTGATACCGATGACGGCGGCGCAAGCGAGCGCCCGCGTCAACATGTCTGGCGCCCGTAACGCTCGAGGTGGCCTGCCTGATGCCGACCCGAATCTGACATTCCTGCCGATGGACCGGCGCGGTGTTGGCGGCCTGCCGGGCAAGTACCAGGAGATGATGCAGACGCACGTTGGCATCGCAGCTGCGGTCTACTGGGCAATCAACGAGGGCTCGGCTCTGCCAAAAGAGGTGGTGTGGACTCACAACCGCGCTCCTGGCACCGAGGAGCTGGCGTTCATGGACCTATGCCGAGCGGCCTGCATCGAGGATGCGGTGGTCTACGAGGGGATGATTGAGGGCGGCTCTGCTTTGTGGAGCTACCCTCTGCTCGACACGTTCATGGGCTTTGGCCTGATGTTCCCTCGCCGGCTCAACGACACTCAGATTGAGTGGTACCCAGTCGCGCACAATGCGGTGATGCTGTGGCGCCCCAACGGTCACCTCTTTGGCGGTGCACGGTTCTCGACGCCTAACGGCTATGACGACCTCGATGCCGACCAGCTGGTGCACACGGTCTACGGCACTGCCGGCGCGATGGAGTTTGAGGGCCGGTCGATGCTGCGTGACTGCCTGCAGCCGTTCGAGTTGTGGAAGCAGATTGCCATCAACGCAGGCATCTACAACCAGCTGAGCTGGGGCTTCCTCGACATTGCCTACGAGCCGAGCGTCACCGAGGATGACATCGACGCCTTCAACACGTTTGGTCAGCAGTTCAGCGACGGCCAGCGCAAGTACCTGCTGCGGCCTAAGCAGGTCGATGTAGAGATGCGCTACCCCTCTGGCACGCCACCTGCCATTATCGAGCAGCTCGAGTACTGGGACCGGCAGATTGAGAAGAAGCTCAACGCGCCTCTGGCAGGCATTGCTCAGTTTGGCTCTCGTGCGATGGCCGAGACCTTGGACGGGGCGGCAGGTCGCAAGGCCAAGGCGTGGCTCAACAACGTGTTTGACCGTGCAAGCCGAGGCATGTTCCACTGGCTTGCCAAGGACGTAGGCTACACTGGCAAGCTGCCCCGCGTGCAGGTGCAGTCGGCCGAGATGACGACGGGCATGGACGGTTGGGCAGCCTACGTTCAAGGTGTGCAGGCGGGCCTGCTGACACGCGGCCCGGGCGACGAGGCATGGGCACGCAAGGTGATTGGCGCGCCAGAGCTGCCGGTGCAGGAGGGTGTCGAGGTCGATGCAGAGACGCCTGCCCCGCTGCTTGTCGGCTCGCTTCAGATTGCGCAGCAGGTGCTCGGCATGTTGACGGCCAGCCCAGCCAACCCGTCACCTTTGGCACCAGAGGCGGCTGCGCTGTTGCTGGTCTCGGCAGGCATGAGCCGCACGACGGCCGACTCGATGATTGCTGCGCAGCTGGCTATGCCTAAGCCGATGGCAGCGCCTGTCGAGGGCTTGGCCCCTGCATCGCCAGAGACGGCTGCTGCGGTAGTGCCGCAGGTGCAGGTCAGTGAGAACATCGAGGTGCCGGCAGTGATTGGCGAGAGCAGCGCGTTCAAGCCAGTGTCGACGGCAGCGAGCGAGACGATGATGGCCGACCACGCTGTGATACTGTCGGCCTCGCTTGCAGAGCGGCCCGATGTGGTGGTGCCTGACTCGGTGCGCTCGGCAGCAGCTGCGGCGCTCGAGGCTCATCGGTCGGTGAGCAAGGGCAAGACCTCTGACACCGAGGCGCTGTTGATTGCTCGTGACCTCGCTGCCGGCAAGCGGTTGGCATGGTCCCGGGTGATGCGCCTGGCAGAGTGGTTTAGTGCAACGCTGCCGAGAGTAGCGAGCACCAAGTCGTTTACTGATAAGGGCGCCTGCTACCACTCCTACCAGCTGCGAGGCGGCAACGAGTGCAAGCAGTGGGTGCGTGGCCTGATGATGGCTTACGCCTCGGCAGCTCACCACCGGGCAGCACGGCTAGGCGAGGCTTGCATCGAGGGCAGTGGCGACTTGAGCGACGGAGAAGGTGAAGGCGTCCTGGTAGTCGGAGGCGACGGCAAAGAGTTCTTGGCACCTCGTGAGCTGCGGCCAGAGGAGCTCGTGGTTGGCTGGGTGACCTTGGCCGAGTCGCGGCAGGACCTCGACGCCAAGTTGAGCATGAGCATTGAGGCGATAGCGTCGGCTCATCGAGGCGCGGTGAAGGAGGCTCTCAAGAACGGCTGGCAGGCAGGCGAGCGAGACATCATCTACTACAAGTTCTTGGACCTCTACAGCAAGGCGCTGTCCAACAACGCAGCGATGCTTCGCACGGCTGTGCAGGGCGAGGTCTTGGACGAGGCCCGCAAGTCACTGCCTGATGCGCCTGCCAACACGATGCCGGCAGCCGAGGTTGCCGATGCGAGCGCGGCCATGGCTACGATGAGCAATGCGCAGTTTGCTCAAGCGGCAGCCCTGACACAGACGGCGGCCGAGACCATCACCAACCGCGTGCAGACGGAGGTTGAGAATGCGCTGCTGGCTGGTGCCGACCCTGCGACATGGGTGAGCCGCATCACGCCACTCGGCCTGCTCGACTCGGCTCGAGACAGCCGCAACATGGTAGAGGCGGCGGCACGCACTGCGACGTATGCACAGGCCCCGACGGCGGTTGGCGCGGTGCCTACCTTCGTTGTGCGCTCGAGCATTCCCGACGGCAAGCGGTGCAGCATCTGTGCAGCTGCTGACACTGGCGAGCGGGTGAAGGTTGCCGACTATGTGACGCCGGGTGTCGGCCTCGAGCTGCCACCGTTGCCGGACCCTAACTGCCTTGGTGGTGCGGGTCGATGCCGGTGCGGCTGGTTCGCCATCTACTCACGCTAGTCTGGCGCGGGCTCGTTGTAGAGCTGGGCATCGTAGCCATGGTTGAGCAGCTGAATGTGAGCATACCGTTCGCGGTCATGCCTGCCCATGCTGGCAAAGACGACGGGGCCAACAGCCAGGAGTGTCTCGTGCCGCTCTCTGATGTGGTTGATTGCCCGGACCTTGGCCTCGGCCGAGAGGGGCAGTTGCCATGGCTTGAAAGTCTGGTCGCTCATGATGGCCTCGAGGTGCAGTAGGTGCAGTCGCAGTTTGAGAGTTGGTATCTGAATGCAGCCGAGCCAAGGACCCTCTCGATTCCGATGATGTGACCGGACATGACAAGGTTGCAGATGTCGGCCCTAACAGCCTTCTCTCCCCAGTGCTCGATGTGGTTGGCGAGCCATCGAGGGGAGGGGTGCATGCTCGGCTTTCGATGGCAGATGAGTAGAGCATCGAGGACCATGCGTTGTCGTCTGGTGAGAGTAGCCAAAAGAATACCGCCCGTGTTGATGGTGCCGCAGTAGCGCAGCGGTTGCCGCACTAGCACAGCACTACCGCAGTGCAAGGGTCTAGAAGTGGCTTGAGATAGGGTGCAAAGAGGTGGGCATGCGTGCAAGCCGACTCAAGCTCAAGACTCAGCAGGTCAACCTAGGTGACGACACCGGGCTGCGTTGGGTGTCTCTGTTGCCAGAGGGCAGCATCAATGCGCATGGGACTACCTGGCGCTTTGACGCAGCCGAGACGGATGCCGACAAGCTGCTGTTCCGGTTCGATGACGCGGTCGAGTCTCTCGAGCGTTGGCTGTCTGACTATGCCCCTGCGATTGCGGTGGAGCATAACAAGGACGGCACGGCGGCTGGCTACCTGCGTCGCATCGTGGTGCTGACCAAGGCCGAGGCGTTGACGCATGGCATCAAGCAGCCCAGCTCGCGCATGATTTACGGCGGTCTCGACATCACGAGTCCAAAGTGGGCAGCGGCGTTCGACGCGGGTGAGGTGCCCTATGTGTCACCGAACATCCGTGCATGGGCAGGCACTGAGCTTGACGACAGTCCGAGCTACCCGTTTGCCATCGGTGAGGTCAGCTTTGTGACCATCCCCCAAATCAAAAATCAACAGGTGCCCGTTGCAGACATGCGCGGCGT